TGAAAAAGTGGCATAATAACGCCTATAAACACCTGCCATTCCATATTCAATATCAAGAGCACCTTGTTTTCCTTGGACAAGGGATTTTAACCTGTCAATTTCCTCTTCTAAATCCCATTGAGTTGACTTTTGTATAAATCCTGAAATATCTATTTCCTTTCTGGCAAAGTAAGCGGAAACAAGCTTCTCCCCATCTCTACGGGCAACCTTGTATATAGCAAGATTTCTTGTCGGAGCGGAATCGTGTATTGCTTTTTCTGTAATCTCATAGATATTATTCAAGTTTATTCCAGCAAAATTAACAGTAGTAAATATGTATCTTAAATCAACTGTTCCCGCCAATGTGGTAGCTGGTAATCCCTCCAAAAAAGCCTTTCCCGAAAAGGTATTAACAAGTGTATAGTATATCGTGAATTTTACAGTTCCCGCATAGGGTGAGGAACCATAAGTTGATGAGCCGTATAACATTGATTAAGATTTAATTTATTAAAATAACTGTTCCAAGCTGATAAGCAATAGAACCATGAGAAGCACTTTTCTGTTGAGTTATTTCTAATGTTTGGATTGATGTCGTATCAACTGAAGAAGTTGTTGTTTGTATGGAACCAACATAAGCCTGAATAGTTGTGGCTCCCATTGTTCCTCCAACAGTAAAGCCAATAAAAACATTTTGAGAATTGGTAGCTCCATTGTTTATTATATAAGCAGTTAATAATCCATAAGTAGCACTTCCACTTCCCCCACCAATACTCGGAAACTCTATCGTGCCAGTAGCGACTGCTGAACCTCCAAATTTTAATCTTATTGTATATGTTGTACCAGTATCTGGTGCACCTAAATAAATTGGTATTTCAACTTTCAATAATCCAGTAGCAGATAAACTATTAGCACTTATCGTAGTAGAAAAAACACTATTTTCATTAGTATTATTTGCAGGCGTGACAGAAGCTATTGTATAAAGCATTGCTGTTTTCTTATCCACATAAGTTTTTACCGCTTTTTGTGAAGGATATTTTGTATCAGAAGTTCCAAGTGTAGTAGTAGTATCCTTATTCGCTAAAACTTCAATATTATTAGTTTTGTCATCTTCGGTTAAATATTTATTTCCACTCCCAGGCGTTCCCGAACTACCCACAAGAGCATTTTTCTGTCCTGAACTGGGAAGTAATGCTTCATCTGTAGAAAATTCAGTAGCGATATCGTCCATTGTTTTTTTAGTCAATCCTAAAATCATCTGCCAATTCTTATCGGAAGCATTATGATTATGGGCAGTTGTTCCTTCTTGTGCCCTTGTAATAGTTAAAGTATCAGTGCTTCTGGCTGTGCACCTGACTATTTCTACATATGGGTCATCTGTAGGGTCGCCATAATCGTGACTATTAAACCATATTAGATTGAAAGCCCCATCAGTTGATGGCTGAGGAAGTTTTGCTCCCTCTCCACCAGAAAGAACGACAGTGGTTGCAGAACTATTGTATCCAGTAGAAACGCTACACTTTGAAAAATTTTTAATCGGGTCTGCCATTTATTTTTTCCAAACTCTTATTTTTTTGAGTATGGTTTTTATTTTTTTTAATAAACCCCAAGTTTGCTTAATTCATAATCACGCATTAAAACTTTTCTTATTTTATTTACTAAATCATCTTGGTCTTGTTTTGTATTAAAACTCTGTGCACCATAAAAATTAACTGAAAAACTGGCAGAATTTCCACCTTTTGGTATTACGGTTTCTCCTTCGTGAGCATAAATTAATCCTGTTTTAGGAACTATTCCACCAGACTGAAAACCTGGAATATCCAAAACCCCTCCAGACAATCCAGCATTTAAAGAAAAACTTTTAGGAATGGATGCCCCGCTACTTTTCGTTGAAATACCTGATAAATTATTTTGTATATTATTTACACTGTCATCAACTGTATCTTCAAAACATTTCGTTAAATCCTTTACTTGTGGAAGAACTTGTTCAAAAGTAGATAGAACGTCAGGAGCTATTTCCGATAATTTATTTTTAATATCATTTATATTGATAGTTGAACTTGCCAACATATCAGCCATTTGGTTGGCAAAATCAGTTTTCATTTTGTTTAAACTATCGTGATAATCTTGGGTTGTCTGGTCTAATCTTTCTTTTATCTTTTTTGCCTGATCACTGTATTCGGATATTTCATTTATATGAGATGTTTTTAAATCAGAAAGTTGCTGTTTATAATTTGCTTGAGCATCTGCTATGTCTTTATCGCGTTTTGCCTGAGCATCTGCTTGTTCTTTAGAATATTTTTCGTTTAGTTGCTCAATCTCATCTTCTCCCGCCTTTACTTGAACAGAAGATACCTCTGAAGAGTGTTTTGCTAAAAATGCCTCTTCCGTTGCTATTTCATTCTGTAAGTTGGCTATTTCTACCTCATTTATATCTTGTCCATAAGCTAAAGAGTTGGAAAGTTGTTTTTTCTTATCGGCAAGATTTTTTTCATGGCTTTCAACTATTGAAGCTAAAGAATCTTGATAACTGGAAGTTATTGAGCTTGAAGAATCTTCAAAAGAACTATTTATATCTTCGTTAGTTTTATCTAATTCATCTTTTAATTTTTTTTGGTTATCAATAAATTTACTATTACTATCTGATATCTTCTTTTCTAAAGAAATAAAATCATCTTCTATGCTTGAAATATTCCTATCGTAGCTCTTTTTTAAATCTGAAACTTCCTCTTTTTGTTTTTCTAAACCTTCCCTCACAGAAAGAGTAAATTGTTTGGCACTATCGGTTATCTTTTTCAAAGTATCAAATAAATCAATCAAAGAACTATTTTCATCTGTAATTGCAGTAGTTGCGTTTTTAGCCGAACTTTCTAATTCTTGATTTTGTTTTCTTATTTCTGACAATGGAACTCCCTTTATTAAATCTATTATTCCTCTTATACTTATTATTTCTTTTGTAAAAAATGGAACAGCTACTTTTCCCATAGATTCCTTTAATTCACTCCACTCATTCTTTAATAAACCTATTTGTGATTGATATTCTCTTGCCCTTTTTAAATCATCATCAGTTAAAGTATTCTTTATTGAAGATTCAACTGCATCTAATTGTTCTTTTGACAAAGATAATAAGGGTATAAGACTTCTGTATCCCATTCCGAACATTTCAACGGCAACTTGTGTCCTTGTAACGGCACTCCCTTGATTTTGTATTGCCGAAATAACATCTTTAAATATGCTTAAAGAATCTCTTTGTGTCCCATTGGTATTTTTTAATTCAACGTTAAGGGCATTAAATAATTCTGGGTGTTTTTCCATCGATTTCGACATCCCAGTGAAAGAACGAGTTAGAGAATTGGTGTCAATCCCTACCACATTCATTGTTTGAGCAAACTTTGAAGATTCCTCTGCTGAAGCCCCAGTTATAGTTTGTAGATTTCTTGTTTTATTAGCCAAATCTACAAAAGAACTAATAGAACTTTCAACGAATTTCGTAATTACCCCAAATGCTATCCCTGCCGCTCCCAATGATAAAATAACCTTACCGATTCCCCCGCTAAAACTTCCCAACTGACTAACACACTGTTGCATTGCTAAAACAAACTGAGAAGAATCAGCTTCAACTTTTGTTTTTATTGTTCCTACTTCTCCTGCCATTTTATTATTTAGTTTTTTTTAACATTTCAACAAACTGCTTAACCTTTTGAGAAGATGAAGATTTTTCTTTACTTTTTTTCTTCCCTGTCCAAACATCAAGCATATCTTTTATATTAAGAAGTGTAAGTTTTCCTATCTCTTCAATCGTCCAACCAGTTTTTTCTGTTATAAGGCAGAAAAGCTCCATCCAACTTATTTCTTCGCCTCCTCCGTTCTCTTTGACTTCGGAGGCAAAATAAAACCCAACTTTTGCATAATTTCAGAAACCAAATCAGGTTTTTCAATTAGTAAAATAGCTGGCATTATATCGTTAACATAATCTTCGGTTATATCAGGATATACTTTTTTAGCACAAAGATAAATCGCATAAGGCAAAACCTTTATATCTTGATTGCCTGTATTCTTCTCTAAAAAATCCCTTAATTGAGCTAACTCAAAAATACCAGCTCTTTTTACTAACAATTTATTTTCCCCTATTTCTATTTCAAAGGGAAGATTAACTATTTGTGGTAAATCTGACATATATTTTTAGTTGTCCTAATTTATAATATGCCACTAAAATGAACTACTATTCGTAGTAGAACACTTGAACATCTCTGCAAGCCAAATCCAAGTCATACTCCCCATAATTTTCAAGGGAAGAAGTGACTGGCATTGACATACAAACAGCATCCGTAAACTGGAATTGAATTGGCTTTGCAACATCATCGTCAACATAAGCAGTAAAAACAGGGTCTAACTGGGTTGGCTGTCCATCCTTAACCGTAATTAACGTTCCGCTTCCATCAGTAGCAGTAGTTCCGAATATTGTTCCAAAAACTTCTTTGCTCATTGCTTTTACCTTTGCTTTTAATCCGCATTTGAATGTTTTTCTTTTATGAGAAGCAAGTTTTATGGAGTTTAATCTCCTTAACTCTCCCTCTGAAAAAGAAATTTCAACCGCAGCATTATCAACATCAACTATACGATTCGAACCGAAATCAATGAATCCAGAATTAAATATCAAACGCTCATTGACTGGTGTTCCAGCAGCTATAATAGGCATACTTTTATTAATTCAATTTTCCCATCAAAATTGAACTATTTTATTTTTAATTATATCGACCTTTTTATTTTATGGACTTGGTGAAACTGAAGGACTAACAGAAGGTGATTTTGAAGGAGATTTTGAAGTTGATTTTGAAGGACTTGCCGAAGGTGATTTTGAAACAGAAGGACTAACAGAAGGTGATGCAGAAGGACTTTTTGAAGGCGAGGTAGAGACGGTGTAAATCTTTATATCCCTTGCGAAAAGTTCCAAATCCATTGTCCCGAAATCCTCTAAATTAGAAGTTGTTGGTGAAGAAACTATTATGGCGTCTGTTAATTGAAACTGAACTGGATTCGCAACATCATCGTCAACATAAGAAGTAAAAACTGGATTATTGGCAGTAGCAATTTGTCCATTATAAATACTAACTGTTCTGCCTGATGCCTCAACAGTATCCGTTCCCATAACATTGAGAAGTATCTCCCAATTTACTGACCTTGTCTTAGCTTTTAAATTAACTTTTAAAGTAGCTCTTTTGTGGGCTGCTATTTTTATTGAATTTAAACGCCGAACTTCCTTTTCGGCAAAAGAAACATCAACTGAAATGCTTTCCACATCAACCAATCTTTTATATCCATCACTGCTATTGCCAAAATCAAGATAGCCTGAATTAAAAGTTAAACGTTCTGAAACTCCTACCCCCGATGAAATTACTGGCATAATTTTTATTATTTAAAATTATTTAAAGATACGACCTTTATTTCGCCCAATAGCGAAATCGCAAAGATTTTCTCCAAATTCTACGGTCACTTTCCGTTAAATCAACTGCACCATCTTCCCTATTCCATCTTAAGCAAGTTCCATCTCTAAATTGAATAAAATTTAAAATACTTATTATTTTTTCTGAAATTTCTTCTACTTGAAGTTGAGACAAAATACTCCAAACATCTATCTGAATTATAGCCTCTCTTGCTCCTCTTGGAACTGTTCTGGTTATCTCGGAAATAGAATGAAAAGTTATAAGAGGAAATAAATCAGGAGCTTCGGGCGTGATATCTACCCCCGTAGGAAAAATTCTGGTTCCTACATAACCTTGAATATCTGCGTTGTTGCTTAAAATATTTACAATGTATTCAACAACTTCTAACATATCTTTTTTATTTCACTTGCAAAATTATTTAAAATAGAATCCCTGTTTTTTTCTGTAATAACTGAAAGATAGGGACGAGGAGAAATACGGGAAGTTCCAAATTCTAAATACATAGCATAACCGATATCTTCACTATCAGGATTTGCTCCAACACTTCTACTTATTTTTGTCAAAGATGTTTCCATTTTTCCAATTCCTATTGACCTCAATAAATCTCCCGACTCTCTGCGTGGAAAATCACCTGGCTGACTGGCAGGAGGTCCCGCAACTGAAATTGCTTCTCTTGTTTCGGACATTATCTTGGCACAAGCCCAGTTAATTGCAGAAATAGAAGCCTTCAATGCTAATCCTGCCTTTGCTGATAATAAGGCTTTTGTTTCTGGCAATCCTATTGTTGTAATAGATAAATTCATATTTACGGTATATTCAATTGATATTCGTAATGGTGGATTCCACCAACCGTATTATACAAGATTTGCTTCCCTTCAACTATCCAATTAAAAACTCCGACTGAATCAATAATTCTATCTTCTGCACGTATATCCATATCATCGTCAATAAACATTATAGCTATTGGCTTTACTCTTTCACCTGTAGGTCTAAATTCAATCCTTGAACCTGACCTTGTTCCTCCAACATATTCTATTCGGCATTTTAAGGCAGAATAAATAGTTTTCCAGTTATCTGGTGTTCCATAAGAAGGAGCGTTTAATGCATCTCTTGTAGCAGAAGCATCATCCCAAGCAATTCTTCTTTTAACAACTACCTCTTGATTAAGTATATAATTTAAAAAATTTGCTGGCATAAAAATAATTATTATTATGTCATGCGAAGGGTATGAAGCACCCAAGGATTTAAAATGCTTTTAACTTCATTCAATACAGGATTTTCTTCATTTTTTCCAAATGTAATAGCAAAGTTTCCCGTCTTTAAAGAAGTTGCTCCCATCGGATTTTGTTTCAACATTGCCAATTCCTGTCCTGCTATCACTTCAACGGCGTGCTTTATATCCTCTGGGATAACATCATATCCAAAAGTATAATTTGTCCAAATTATTCCTAAATCTGATTGCTCCAGCAAAACAGAGGGGATAGGACTTCCAGTGGTTCCAGAAGAAGAAATCATTGGAACTATTTGATAAAATCTCTGCTCAGGGTGTTGTATTAAATAATCTTTTGTAAAAGGAATAAACCATTTCAAGACCTGTATTGTTATTGAATTTATGTTCTGAACGGGACCATATCGTAAAGGAACAGTAGTTAATCTTGGATTAGAAACCTGTATAGTAACATTCGGATAAATTTCATCTATCGTCATTTTATTAAAATATCTACGGCAATATCTATTAACATAACTCGAAGCTTTTAAAAGGGCGTGGTCTATAGTTCCATCAGTATAATCAATAGAATCAACTGTATATCCCAATCCTTTTGCTATTGGAGAGGTTAAAAATTCATCTTTGGTAACATACTGAATATCATACGGAGTCACCATTGGAAGACCGCTTGGAGTGTTGGAGGGTGTTTGCCAAGTTGCAGAAACATCTTGTGGATAATTTTGCAAAGCCAAATCCGACTCATAAGAACCATTCCAAACTCTTACTCCAAACATATATTGAGTATTTTCATATCCATTAAAAATATAACTTGTTGTTGGAGCATCAACGGTGGCAATCAAAGACCAATAAGAATTAGGTTGTCTTTTATAAATTCTATAATTAACTGCACCTGATTTTGTTGACCAAGAAATTTCTATTTCTATTGGTGTTAAAGTTGACATATTTTTTAATAAAAAGCCGAGAGAAAAAAACAAATACTCCGATTGAGGTTGTTCCTTTCTCTCGGCTTTTAAAATGGGATTTTTAACTCCCCTTTAATTTTCAATAACTTATACTACTTTCATTAAACCATTTAAAATAATATTCTGTCAATACTAAAAACCACAATCTTTTATTTTTATTTCTGTTTCCGATGGTGTTCTTTTGATTTCAATTATCTCTGTCTTTAAGGGCGTCCTTTCAATTTCAATAATTTCTGTTTCCAATGGTGTTCTAATCACAGAAACAAGTTCAACGGGGCAAGGCCTTCCTTTCTCTACTATAGTTAACCCAGACAGGGTGTTTTCTTTGACTAATTCCAAGACAGAATTTCCCGCCAAAGTTTCCAAAACAAATGGAGGAGGCGTTGGACTTACCGAAGGACTAATTGATGGCGACAATGAAAGACTGATACTTGGCGATATTGAAATGCTTGGAGAAACAGAAGGACTGATTGAAAGCGAAAAAGAAGGGCTAAAGCTGGGCGATAAAGAAACAGAAGGACTGATAGAAGGACTTAATGATGGGCTGAAACTGGGTGATTTTGAAACCGAGGGACTCAAACTTGGAGAAATACTTAAAGAAAATGAAGGGCTTAAAGATATTGATGGACTTAGCGAAGGTGAAATACTTGGAGAAAAAGAAGGACTTTTCGAAATGCTTGGCGATAAAGAAGGGCTGATACTAGGGGAAATACTTGAACTTATAGAGATACTAATACTTGGTGAAAAACTTGGGCTAATTGAAACCGATGGGCTAACCGAAGGAGAAATACTGGGACTCAAGGAAGGGGACTGTGAAACCGATGGACTGATAGATGGGCTTAGAGATGGTGAAGCCGAAACTGAAGGACTTACAGAGAAAGAAATGCTCGGGCTGAAAGAAGGCGATATAGAAATGGAAGGGCTAACGCTTTGACTAACAGATGGACTAAACGAAGGACTTAAACTAACAGACGGGCTAACAGAGGGGCTGATACTCGGAGACTTAGAAATAGAAGGACTTATTGATGGGCTTAAACTCGGACTAAAAGATATAGATGGACTAATAGAAGGACTTTTAGAAAAACCAGAAGGACTAATACTTGGACTTATAGAAGGAGAAATAGAGATTGAGGGACTCAAACTTGGACTAATTGAAGGCGAAAGAGAAGGACTTAGTGAAATAGAGGGACTAATAGATGGACTAATGCTAAAAGAAAGAGAGGGCGACAAAGATGGCGAAAGAGAGGGACTAATAGAAGGACTCAAAGAAACCGAAGGAGATACCGAAGGAGAGATACTTGGCGATATTGAGGGTGATATTGAGGGGCTCAAACTTGGGCTAAACGAAGGACTAATAGAAACAGAAGGACTAACTGATGGTGAAATACTAATTGACAGAGAAGGACTGACACTTGGGCTCAAAGAAGGCGAAAAGGAAGAGCTAATTGATACCGAAGGACTAACGCTTGGCGAAAAAGAAGGGCTGATACTTGGAGAAAGAGAAGGAGAAATTGAAATTGATGGACTAATAGAAGGACTGACGCTCGGACTTAAAGAAGGAGAAAGGGAAACGCTTGGGCTTACAGATGGGCTAATGCTTGGGCTAAGAGAGGGAGATTGAGAAACCGAAGGACTGATACTTGGACTAATAGAAGGGCTAATAGATACCGATGGGCTTAAAGAAGGACTAACAGAGAGACTAAGACTCGGTGAAAAAGAGGGAGAGATACTGGGACTTAAAGATGGAGACAATGAAACCGATGGGCTTATAGAGGGCGAAATACTGAACGAAATTGAGGGACTAATGCTTGGACTTATCGATGGTGAAAGCGAAGGACTGAATGAAACCGAAGGACTGACGCTTGGAGAAAAAGAAGGACTAAGACTCGGAGACAGAGAAGGAGAAATTGAAACCGAAGGAGACACCGAAGGGCTAATGCTCGGTGAAAAACTTGGAGCACCCAAAGGTGTTATATGCCAATAATTTACTTTGAGATTTGTTGTTATCGGTGGACTTACGGAGGGACTTATCGAAGAACTGGTTGATGGAGACAATGAAGGCGAAATTGATAGACTAATTGATGGGGAAATTGATGGACTCTTTGAAACGCTCGGTGAAACCGATGGGCTAATGCTCGGTGAAAGGGAGGGGCTTATTGAAGGAGAAAATGAAGGGCTTAACGATATTGAAGGGCTTACAGAAGGAGAAATACTGGGTGAAATCGAGGGGCTAACACTTGGACTTATTGATGACGAGATGGAAGGACTTACACTTGGGGATATACTTGGACTCAAAGAAACACTCGGTGAAACCGATGGGCTAATTGATGGCGATAAGGAGGGACTCGCAGAAGGCGAAAACGAAGGAGATATGCTTGGTGATATTGACGGAGAGATTGATGGACTCTTTGAAACACTCGGTGAAACCGATGGGCTAATTGATGGCGATAAGGAGGGACTCGCAGAAGGCGAAAACGAAGGAGATATGCTTGGTGATATTGACGGAGAGATTGATGGACTTAAAGATATTGAAGGCGAAACAGAAGGACTTATACTTGGAGAAATTGATGTTGAAAGCGAGGGACTTAATGAAGTTGATAGGGAAACTGAGGGACTGACGCTCGGTGAAAAAGAGGAAGAAATAGAAGATGATGGACTTACGCTGGGAGAGATTGAAGGAGAAATAGAAGGACTAAAGCTAACACCAGTAGTATATGTGCAGTAAATTGAATATTTATTTGAATTCTTAGAAGTAAAAGACAAACTTGCAGGCCAGGTATATCCTTGAGCGTCAGAACCAGAATCGGCTATACAACCTTGATTGGCACTTCCGACATCATAATAAAAAGTAGTTAAATCTTCACCCGATCCCCCAGCACCAGAAGCTCTCATCAAAAGCCAATAATTCACAGCCGATAAAATTACACCTCCTAAATTTTGTGTTATTGAACTTTTAGTTGCTGGCGGTGTGAATTCAGCCGTAACATCTGTTTTGGTGTATAAAGTATCAAGATAAATAGACATTGTAGCTTTTCCTGTCCCACTACAAACGGCTGTCATATTTTGAGATGTTCCTATTGCACCAACAAAAACAGAACCTGCTATATCTGATGTAGATGATAGATTAGTTGAAGAAGCACCTGCTGTCCCATATCCAAATGTTAATCCAGTAGCATGTCTTATTGGATAAACTGCATTTTCTAAAAAATCCTGCGGTATTTCTATAGTTAATTTTCTATTTTTAGTATCTATATTTATTATTCCCCATGCTTCTTTTCCGTTTGCATCAATCATCCTGGGTCTTAAGATATCCCCTATTTTTCCCGTTCCATAGTTTTTACCACCTATCTGAGAATAATCATCTTTTTTAGTTTTATGATAAATAACATAAGAACCTTCCACTTCTGGAATTCTTAATAATTTTCCTTCAACCTCCATCAACAATCTTTCGTCTGATGTTAAAAAAGGCTGATAATAAAAGTCTAAATCATCGATATCTCCACCTATGTTAAGGGAAATAATATTGCTTGCTGGCTTTTCTTTTAATATAACTTCAAATTCAAATCCACCTTCCAAACAAGTTTCATATGGTTCATACCAATTATCAAATCCAATTTCTTCTGGTTTTTTAGGATAAAAATGATATTCAAGTTTTTTATTAATAAGTTTATGCTTTTCTTCTTCAAAAATATAATCTCCATTTCCATCAGAAAATATTTCTAAATTTACCTCTCCATCCCATTTTGAAATTTTAATATGTGGTTCAAAATTTTTACTATTAATGTTTCCTACTTCTACTTCACATAATTTATCATTATTGCTATCTTTTTGAGTATATTTAAAAGTTGTAGAATTTAAATTTTCCTTTTCTTGAGAAACTATATCGGTTACCGCAAATTGTTCCTTAAGTTGTTTTTCTGTTGGTTTATAAATTTCACCAGTTGATTCTATCAAATGTTCACAGTATATAGATGGGTCTACATACATTTTGTCACCATTTTTTCTTATATCTATATATCTTTTATGATCATCGGTTCCGGTTACTCCTTTCTCTTGATAAACACTATATGGATAATTCATTGTTATCTTTCTATTTTCCAACAAACAATATGTTCCATTCATTATCACTTCGTAAACTTTCCCATATTTAATTTTATCTGGCATCGCCAAACAACCCCAGTGTCTTTTACTATAAGTCCACGCACCAACTATATCTTTATTATCTGAAAGCAATTTTATAAGAGCATTTTTAGGTGGCAAAATATCGCCATCCACATTAAGCATATAATCATAACCGCCATCAATCATTATCTGCCTATAATAATTCCTTGTTTCAATTTGTTTAAATATAGCTTCTTCGGTAAATTCTCCAACCATTTCTTTCCAACCATCGGGCATTTGTTTTCTATATGCTTCGATGTCTATAACTGGCACTCTTAAATCAATATTATTATCTGCTATGTATTTTTTAAATTCTTCCGATTGGTCGTTTGTAAAATTTGTAACCGCAATAAAATCAACCTGGTATCCTTCAGGTTTATCCAATTTTAAAATATTCTCCCAAACTCTGGGAAATAATCCAAAATAATCAATATGCGTTAAGACTACGACCAATATCTTTTTCATTTTTAATATAATCCCTTAGGTTTACTTTTGGCTTCCATCCTAATTTTTTTATTCTTTTATCGTATAATTTTATAAAACTACTATCTCCCATTTTTCCTTTTTGAATTTTAATTTTTCCTCCAAACATTTTAGCGACTTCTAATATTGAATATTCTTTTCTGTTTCCTAAACAATATTCCCCTTTTCCTTTTTTACCAATCAACAATAATCCATCTATGATATCTGAAACATTAGTAAAGTGTCTTTTTTGTTTTCCATTATTTACAATATGTGTCTTTTTATTTTTAATATTTTCACTAAAAATTCCAATTACTGTTGCATATTTTCCATTTTTTATTTCTCTTTCTCCATAAACACTATAAAAATAAGCTATTGCATAATTCAACCCAAACCATTTTCCGTATCTTTTTATTAATTCTGAATTAAAACTTTTAATAAAACTATATGGACTTTCTTTGTTGCCAAATTTTGAACTTGAACCAGCATAAATCAATCTTATTTTATTTTTTCTACAAAATTCAACCACCCTTAATGTTCCTATGGCGTTATATTCAATCACTCTTTCTATGTCTTCAAAACTTGTTATTAATCTTGAATATTCTCCTAAATGATAAATAATATCTGGCTTAAATTTAATCAATTTGTCTATATCTTTACTTTCTCCCTTAATGTATTTCACTCCCTTTATTTTATAATTACCAGTAAAATTATTATCTAAAACAACCAATTTATTATCTTTCAATTTTTCAACTAAATGACTACCAATAAACCCACATCCTCCAATTATCAAAATTTTCATATAAATGGACAATTAAAATCTAAAACCTTACTTGTAAAATAATCGTAATCCTTTACACAGGTGGTTACCCTTCCATTACTTGTAATATTAACTTTTCCATCTTTCCTAAATTGACATTCTTTTCCATTTTGATAGAAACACTTCTTTTTAGTCCCCCACAATGGATTGCTGTATTCTTCTATACAATATTCTTTTTTCGGACTTGTTGTTATATTTACCCAAACCTTTTTTACTTGAAATTTACATTTCTTAATCAATTTATCTACTAAATTTTCTTTCGTGCAATTGTTCATCGTCACACAGATTGTTTTGATTGGGCTTTTAGAAAGCATATCAACCATTTCTTCGGTTAGTAGGTTCCCGTTGGTATAAAAGCAACTATTTACCCCATAACTTTTCAAGATATACATCACTTCTTTTAAATAAGGATGTGTCAATGGTTCGCCCCAACCATGGAGCCAAACAATTTTCTGTTTTCCTTTAATTTTTCTACCAATTTTATCAATCATTTCTAAACTCATTATACCTTTTTCTCGAGTTATATACTTCCGACCACAATAATCGCAATCCATATTACATAAACTTGATATTTCCAAATTTTCTATAATCATATGTCTAATTGATATACGCGACAACTTATACCTCCATTAATATCTTTATAGTTCGTTAAATCCGTCTTGTTTGCAGTCAATATAAAATCCACATCTCTTGTAGAAGAATTGTCAAAAGCAAGATTTTCCCAAGAAGAAGTGTTCTTGTTGTAAATTTGAAGATAAACCGCACTTAAGGTAGGAGCACAATTTGTCTGTCCCTTCCAATAAAAGTTTGCCCCTGCTGAATTGATATAATCTTTAAATTGATGTATTGCATAATCAGAGGTAGCAGTTTGACCAACTCTTTTATCATCATCAGCAGAAACATCAGAATAATCTTGAGCAGAATAGGCGGTAGATAAATCATTATTATTAATTGGAGGAGAAGCATATTCTCCCCGAGTATAATCAGGAAAAACAATTGAAGGGCTTACAGAAGGGCTTACAGATAAGCTAATGCTGGGACTTAATGAGGGGCTCAATGAAGGACTCAAACTTGGAGACAGAGAAGGGCTTAAAGATACTGAGGGACTAATAGATGGGCTGATTGATGAGCTTAATGAAGGAGATAAGCTCGGTGATAAAGAAACGCTTGGGGAAATTGATTGGCTTAATGATGGGGAAAAGCTAGGACTTAAAGATTGACTTAAGGAAGGAGAAAAAGAAGGACTTAAGGAAACAGATGGACTTATTGAATGACTAATAGATGGAGACAGCGAAGGAGATGCTGAAGAAGAGAAAGAAGGCGAAATCGAAGGACTGGCCGATGGACTGATACTCGGTGAAAAAGAAAAACTAATAGAGGGAGAAAATGACGGACTTAACGAAACCGATGGACTTATGGAAGGGGAAATACTTTGTGAAAAAGATGGACTAATACTTTGGCTTATAGAGGGTGAAAAGGAAGGACTGATACTTGGCGAGATACTTGGACTCAAAGAAATACTCGGAGAGATTGAAGGGCTTAATGAAGGCGATATAGATGGACTTATACTTGGAGATAAAGATGGTGAAAAAGAAACAGCCCCAGTTTTCTGATACTGAATAATAACTGGTTTTCCATTTAGCCAATAAGTTTCTGAGCCTAAATCAAAATTATCAGAATTATACTGAATAATGGCTGGATTTCCTTTTAGCCATCTTGATTGGTCTCCAGTATTTATTGCCATAAATTAAGAAGTACTAACGTCATCTATTAAAATATCGCCAGTTGTCGAACCATCAACAACCTTAACTACTACACGGCAAAAACCAGTATCTGTTGGACTAAAAGAACTGGAAGTATATTGATATGTCCAATCATCTCCAACTCCATCATTCAACGGTATGCTTGCCAAGGGCACGGATTCGTTATCCAATTTAAGAGTTAGGTCATCATTGCTATCGTAAATATCTACATTAACCGTTCCTGCAGTAAAGGCAGTCGTTCTGGTAATATAGAATTTTAAAGTTGTTCCTGTTGCAGCCGTTACTGGGATATAAAACTCCCAATTTAAGCTATTGCCTGCTGTTGAAGAACCGGGATTCAAACAAACACACAATCCGCTTCCTCCTCTGGCATAGGCAGCGGTATACCCGCCAGTTATCTGGTCAGATATTATTCCATAAACCTGCCAAGTTTTATATCTATATTGAACTTGATTGTGGTCGTGAGAAGAAACATATTTCTCTTGTGGGTCTCCGCCATATCCACTGGGCATTGTCATATCTGGAGTAGATAAAAATTTACTATTATATGATTCTATAATTCCTAAAGAATTACCAAAAAATATATCACCTATTGCATTGGCTACGGTATTAGTTCCATCTCCTCCAAAAATACAATTTTTAATTTTACAATTAACATATCCACCTATAGGTGTATTCCCTGAATTTGTTGATTCGGCTGAAGAAAAACCTCCACGCAATCCCCAAAATTTACAATTATATAATTTTACTAAACTACCTGGGTTATTAGCCATAGCATATCCAGTTAAAGTTCCTGAACCATAATCATAAAAATTACAATTTAAGTATTTAACCATTGTATTGCCAGAATTATATGCCATCGGACTTACTAAGGTAGAATTTTTAGCAAAAGTAGAATAAGTAATATTTATTCTGGGAATAGATTGAGCTGCTCCAGTTGTTCCACTAATAGTTGAACTAAGAGAAAGTCCAACTGCCAAAATATTATTAAACCAAAAGCATAAATTAGAAAAAGTAAAAGATAACTGTGTAAGTTGAGCATTAGTAAAACCTACGATTGCATTTGATGTAGTATTTGGAGTAATAGTGTCAAAAACGCAATAATCCAAAGAATAAAACGAACTTGAGCCACTTGTGATAACAAAGTAAGTTGATACAGTAACATATAAATCACTAAATCTAATCCAATCAAAATTTACATCATCTATTACCGTAGAAGCAGAAACAATTGAGCTCCCATTCGTTCCTGAACCTATATATCTTACATTTCTTGTAAGATTACAAACTTCCGCCCCAGATAAATGAGTATTTGTCCAATCAGTTGTTATGGTTAAAGAATTTGGACTTGTTCCTACAGAACTGATTATTTTTTCTTCCGTTTGACCTGCAGTAGTTGAAGTAGTAGAGATTATAATATCATTTGGCCCCACCCAACCAGCGGCACTAACATTGTCTGCCAACTGAATTGTTCTTGTTCCGACTGCGTCTACCGCAGTAGTAGTAGTCGTTCGCCAAAGATTGCCAGTAAAAGGAGCACCTTGAATGCTATATTTACCGCCAATTCTAATATTTGTAATCCTTGCTGCTGAAGTTGAATTATCTTCAATAGTAAAAGTAGAAGTAGCATGAATAGTCGTTCCTGTAGTTCCAAAATTCCAAGTTCCTCCATTTTGAATATCCCTATCACCTGCAATTTCAAAATACCAATTCTTTGAGGAAGTGCTTAAAGCGGTTAAAACACCCGCATTGCATATAGTTACATTCCCCACAGGATGTCCATTATCTCCAGTAGTTCCAGCTCCAGTTTCCACATTATAATTAACAGTAGCCGTATCAGGATTACCAGAGGTTTGAGTTGATTGACCCACAATAAAGGCAACATCGTTATCCGCCATTGTAGCGGTTGCGTCTAATACTTGAATAAAAGCTACTTTAGTTGTAGCTGAATTATCTGCTCTGAAAGCAGTAGCGGTTGCGATGGAGTTAGTTATCTGTATTTGATAATTATTACCTGTTCCAGTCGTTTCAGTATGGGTAGAACTATATTTTAAATAAATCCAAGATAAGGTTTTTGTAGCACTTTGAACCAAATTAAAAGTTCCTGAAACTTGCGTAACAAATCCACCAGTGCCATCTGCATTAACCGATTTCTGTAAATTAGCAGTAATTGTTCTATCGGCTCCTGCCGTGGCAGAATTAAAATAGATTAAAACTCCCCTATCCGTATTAGCACTATTTCCTTGCCAAGGGGCAGTTAACCCAGCAGAAGCATTAGTAACAGAAATATTGGTAGAAGCATGCAAAGTTTTAACTTGTCCAGTTGTCTGCCAACTTCCATTCCAATTAATATTACCATCGTTACAAAGTGTAGCCATTTTATAATTTTTCTTTATTTATTTGATTAACTAATGATTTTCCCAATTCTACCGATACATTTTTTACATCTTCTAATTGGTCTGCAATGTTCTTAACTATTTTCAGCTGGTCAATTTCTGATTGAATATAGAAGTCTATTTCGGCTTTTAATTGGTCAATATCTGTATCTTCTTTGACTTGAAATGTCCTTGCTCTTTCCAGTAAAACTTCATCATTTTCTAAGATATTGTATCTAACCTGTATTTCACTGATGTTATAACTGATGTCTAAAATTGTGTATTGAAACATATTAATTTTTATTATTTTTTAATTTTATTATACTTTCCTGTGTCCAACCAGGCACAGGATTAAATTTTTCAACAAGCCAACTCATTTTAAATTTTTGTTTATCCCATTTTCCATCAAGAAAAAAATTCCAAACCTTATTTTTTGTTTTTAAAACTTCTCTTCCTGACTGTTCGTATGGAAAAGAGAAATCTCCTCCTTGCGTGCGAAACATATGTGCATACCAAGTATTATGATTAACTAATACTTGACCACCCGATAACCAAGTTTTACAAGCTACTTCAATACCCTGATTACCCCAAGAACCAAAACTTTCATCACAAATATTTAATTCCCAGTATTTTTCACGAGTGCACATGAAACAAGAACCCTGCAAACTCATTGTTTCTGTTAAGCCTTTTTCTTTTTTATCTTTTTCATAAATCGGTCTATGTTTATAATCCTCAAAATACTGGAAATGCGGTTCTGAATCGAAACAATAAGAAGTTGACTGAGGATTATGTTTTCCAACCCACATAATCTTTTTAATAATATAGCGGGAATCATTACATTGAGGGCATCTTTTAGGAGTAGGACCTTGATACTTTTTCCAACCGCATCTTCTACAATTCCAATCAAATGCCCATAAATTACGCATTATTGGAACCATAGTTGTATTTTCACCAGCCATATTAAACATTTCTATCATTTTTCTGTCAAAACCCTTATCAAAAGAACAATGAGCGTCAATCTTCATTACATATTTTCCCCTTGCTAACTTACAAGCAAGATTTGTCGCTGCCCTTTGACCAATAGAATCTTTAACATAAATTATATTTACCCTCTCATTTTGCGGTATCGGTTCTACGGGCCATTGACCATCAAAAACAACAATAATTTCAGTATCTGCTTCTATGTTAAGTAAAACGTCATCTATTGTATTTTTTAAAAACTCCTCATTTCGACTTGGAATTAAAATGCTTAAATCACATTTGTTTTTCATATTTTTTTGTTAATTTTTCCAATTACATGAATTATATATTTCTCTTAAATTCCAATAATTTATTTTATCTATTGTTATTTCTATCCAACCAATTGGTTGATGTTTAAAATTACTTAATGATACTTTTGAACAGGTGAAAGTTTTATCGTGTCTTAAATCAACAATCGGTTCTTCTGAATACCACATTTCAAAATCATCATCTGTAATGCCTCCTCTTCTTTTCTTTTTGGTTCCAGGCTCATAACCCCAAACTCTAATTATCCTTGGTTCATGAGTTTCAAATTCCTTTTTTTCCAATTCCTCTATTTTTTTTAATCTAATTTTATAATTTTCTAATGCCAAATTTCTATTTACACAAAGACCAGAAAGAGAAATCAACCTATCATATGTAATTGCTTTCTCACCATAAATCCACCACCTCCAAACATTTCCATTATAATAAAAAATATCATCCCTTTTTGGTTCAAAATCAAAGTGTGTTTTTGGATATAAAACATCATTTTCACAAAAAAACACATAATCAGAATCACTTGCCTCTAAGGCAGTAATAATTTGCCTAACCATTGTCGGATAACTACTTTCCCCTTCAACAACTATATTTTTTCCAAAATTTATCGGTTTTAATGAACAACTAACAATCGGAAGACCTGAATTTAAAATATTTTTCTGAACAATAGAAAATAATGGCTCCCCCAACCTGTTATCCGTATAGTAAATTATTCCTTTTTTCATAATTACCAATCTTTCTCTTTAATCCAAAACCAAGAACGCCATCTGTCTCTTTTTTCCCCTTCAATGTATTTTTTTCTTCCAACTACCCAAAAATTTCTTATCTTTGCTGCCTTTACATAGGCATCAACTATATAATGAACATCACAACCTCCATTAACTGACCTTGACTTGGTGTAAATATAATCATGTCCTGAAACAATTCCACCCTTCCTTACTTTTCTTGTCCATTCAACTATATCTTGGGCAACATACTCAAAATGATGATTTCCGTCTATATAAACAAAGTCCAAACTACCATCGGGAAAATCTTCTAATGCTTCTAAAGATGTTTTTCGAACAATTTTTACATTTGGACAATCGGAAAGATATCTACAAGTATGGTCATATTGAAAGTCTAACCTTTTTTGACCTCTTGGATTTCCATAATCCCTATAAATACGCCATGGGTCAATTGCATAAATTTCCAATCCTGAACTTGCTAAAATTTTCGTATATTCTCCCTTATAAACTCCTATTTCTGCACCTGACTTAAAACCCATTTCCCTAAAAAATTCAGGGAAATCATTTCTGGAAGCATCGGGAATTTCCCCTGGTCTTCCACTTATAATGTTTATTCCTTCACTTAATTTCATAAAAATTGCTCACTATACTGGTGTTTGGTGTGCACCAAGTCCAGTGATAAATATACTTGAAGTTCGACCAAAACTTCTTATCTCTAACATATTCTTTTTCATTTGTATCGTGTAAAACAATGAAATCGGCAATATCTTTCAACCTTAAAGCATCTTTTTTCCTGCCCTCAACCCCCTCGTTTCCACGAGAATGGTCTATAAAAGCTACGCTCCAATGACCCCTTAAATCAATTTTATACCAATCATCAATAAATATAATACGATGTGTTCTACTGAAAAATGTTCTAAGAAACTTTTCAAAATCTCTGTTGCTTTCATAAGTGATTAATTTTCTTCTGCTTTCAGAGCAAAGCCAATGCAATAATGGTGTGCTAAATAAACCTCCTCCAAGTTCCAATACTGCTCCATCGGTCATTTGAACTGCTTTTAAAAGCATTGGAATGTGGGTGGTATAATTTTTTCCTAAAAATAAATCAGTTTTATTTAATTTTATATTCATAAATATTTTTTCCTTACTTCTTCTGCTGTTCCCCAATAAGGAATTTCTTCTGATGAACCCTGTATAAAGCCTGTCTTGAAACCTATTCCCTGTCTTGTCTTAAAATAAAGTATTGGATTTTCTCCTGAAAAAACATATTTGTCTTTTGTATCGAAAACAAAAGGGGGATTAACTTTAATAGGCTCCCAATCTTTCTGTCCAGACAAAACTTTTTCTATGCTTTTAATCCAAAAATCTCTTCCACAAATTTGACCTGCTTCTACCCAACTTTTCTTCCAGAATTTATCCCTGCCCTCAAAATGAATTTTGATATTATTATATCTATAAACCCTATCTTTTATTTCTGGAATAAATTGGAAATAATCTGGCGGATAAAGACAATCCGATTCTGCCGCCAAACAAAATTCTGTTTTAGCCTCTTTTAATCCTATTAAAATCTGCTTTAATTCGCTTGAATAACATATGGGTTTTTCTCCAACACAAATATTTTTTCCTAAATCAATAGATTTTCTTGAAACGCTTATAATCGTTATTCCTCCTGCTTGCAATTTCAAATTATCAATAATTTTATTTTCAAATTCAATATTCTCTGCATTAGCTGTATAGTATATTATTGACAAACGGCGTTGTAGTTGCATTCTTTGCAAGGAATCATACTGAAATCCAGTTTCCGATGTTTTTCTCTCAGCCAATATGAATTGTGCCATATTTCTTTTAATGATTGTTTTTTTATATCTCCAAGTATTAATTTACCATCATAGTCCATACAACAAGGGACAACCCTGCCATCCCAAAGTATAACCATAGTATTAAGAACCGCCCAACAAGGTTTTTTCTCTCCTTTATCTTCAAAAGAAGAGTGCCTATCTCCGCCCCAATTCTTAAAAGACCTCATTTTTGAATATTTACCCCACATTTTGTTAAATTGGTCAATCTCTTTAACATTATCCTCTGTAACAACCATTGAAACTTGAACCCTAAAATTTGCTTTTTTTATTAATTCTTCAATATTTTTCTTTGACCTTTCATAGTCAGGTCCTCTCATAATCTTGTCGTAGGTTTCTTTTGTAGCTCCGTTAAGAGAACAATTAACATATCTTACATTTGGATAACTTACCAATCTATCAACGTCCATAAACTCAGCATTAGTATAAAGAGAAAACTGAACTTCCTCCTTTTTCATATAATCAAGCCACTCCCATATTCTCGGAAAAACGAAAGGTTCTCCATTAAGAAAGGGCGAATAAAATTTAGCGTTTATTTCCTTTCCATCTTTTATTACTTTATAAAATATCTCATCTGACATCTCTCCCATTTTCCTTTTCATTTCATATCTCGGACAAAATAAACATCTCGCATTGCAAAAAGTAGAACTTTCCATTTGTATCTTCATATTTTTTCAAATTTAGCATAAGATTTTCTAAAACTTCTTTTACCTACCATTTCCATATCTCCAATCATTTTAAAACCTTGATTTTCAACCATTTCTTTTAACTCCTCTGGGCTCCATTCTCTATATTGTAAAACATCCCAACCGCCTCCCTTCATTGGTGTTGACAAATAAAGATAATGCTTTAAAACCCTTCTTGCCTCTTTTATTGCCTTTTCAGGAAATTCTAAATGTTCTAAGGTATCACCCATAAAAACAGCTTCAAATTCTTCATCTTTAAAGGGTAGATTATGAGCATCTCCCAATATAACATCTACACCTCTTTCTCGAGCCAATTTAACCCCAGCAGGCTCATTATCTATGCCTCTTGCTCCCAATATGCTTGTTATTAAACCATCTCCCGCCCCAACATCAAGAACATTTTTTTCCTTAATCCAATCTTTAACCTTGTTTACATGGTCAATATATGTCTTCTTATATTGATACCAATGCCAGTGATAAGCCCCGTATTTGTCGTATTTATAAAACTTAATTGTCATATAAATTTTTTTATTACATCCTCCGAACGACCCCAATAAGGAATATCAAAAGCTCTCAACATTCCCATTCTCTTTCTATGATTTCTTTCTAATGGGTCTATTCCAAAGTCATGATGGACACAAACCAATCCTATCGTAGTCCTAAATTCAATCGCCTTTCTGACCTCAACCTTCAACCTTTTTTCAACTGTCCACCTGCCAAGCTCCCCTGCCTTTTCTTCTGGGATACCATCTGGATACTTTTTAAACCTTTCCTCCAACGCCTCAATCATCAACTCCCTCGGAGCAATAAGGGAATAATTAGCTATCTTCGACCTCCAATAATATGTCGGCTCCCATGTATGAACTTGCCAACGGATTGAATTGTAGGCAAAAGTATCTAATGGTGGTCTGAAAGAGTGAAAATGCTCATAAGGATATAAAACATCGTCTTCGGCTATTGCCACATATTTTGTATCAACGGTTTTAGCTACCTTCAACATTTGCCAATAAATATTAGAAACGGAAATCGGCTCCTCTTGAATCAAATTAACAGAACCCCAATCCTGTTTTTCTTTTGCAACTGTAATTATCGGTATTTTTCCAGCGGCCTCCATCAAGACTTTTCTTTGAAATTCAGACCAGTATTTTGGAACTTTATTAACCGTAAGGAATAATATGCAAATATCACCTGATATCATATTTATTAAATAATTTTATTAACCTTTTATCCATCAAAGGCATTTGTAATTCATTCTTTCCATACATAAAAATATCCAAAGTTTTAACCCACCTATAATATGGATGAAAGTGTAAAACTTTTAAAGGCTTTTCTGCTTTTCCATAATTAGAAACAATATTTCTCATTCCGAAGTCATAAGTTATGTTCATTCTTTTGCATCTGTTCATAACCCAAGACTTCGAAGTAATTTGCATCATTGCCTTCTCGTCCTCTATGTTCTTTTCAACTATTTTTTTCAACTCTATAAAAATTTCTTTGCAACCCTTTTTTACAAAAAAGCTACCCATGCACCAGTTTTCCTTCCAACCGTAATCCGTTAATCCAACATCAAATTCTTCTAATCCAAGGATGTCTTCACTAAAATAATTCATCTGATAAACATCAAAATCATGAACCCAGTAAATAAAACTATCTTTTATTATCCCCTTTTCTATCAAGTGAGGAATAATTATTGAATTTATCGACCTTGGTCTTAAGGCACAATAATTGTCATCTTCAACAACCTCGGACTTAACTCCCATATACTTGTAATCAAAATTGGTAACGAGCAATATGTCTTCCTTTTTCCATCCCAATTCAATACTATTTTCAATCTGTATTTTAGCCAAAGTTTCACATTCTTTACTAAAACATTTATTCGGACTTAAATAAATCAATAAATTTTTCATATCTTCCAAAGAGGTAAAATTTCATTTTGGTAATAATCTTTCCAAACACTTAAAGAGTAAGCAAAGCACTTATCCGCCGCCTCACCGCCATAACCATGAGTTCTGGGAAAATCTCTATGCTTATGAGAGTGCCAAGTATTCTTATCAACCATTAACTTTCCACCTGCCTTCCAAGTTTTAAAAACCATCTCGTGACTATCTTGATAATGGGTATCATATCCCTCCGATTGCAACTCCCCAATAACATTATCCCACCACTTGTGAGGCATAAACCAGCAAGAACCTTGCATTGCCATTGTTTCATCAACCATTATATCCTTTCTATCTGGCCTTTCCCAATTAACACCTGAAAACTTTTGACTTCTTTCATAGTTAACTATTTTAAGTTTCATGTAATCAACAGGCGGGATATCCATAAGTTGCCATTTTGTAGGGTCTAAAAAATATCTCCTCGGTGTCATTATCCAATTCGGCTGACAATCCTTTTCAAGTATCACGTCGTATCCATCGCCAAAGGAACAATGACTATCAGCCCTCATTAAAAATTCACCTTTCGCAACAGCCACGCCAGCATTTATAGCATCACGCATGCCTCTTGATTTTCCTAAATGCACTATTTTTATCCTCTCATCATCTGCTATCGGTTTTTCTGTCCAGCATCCATCTAAAACTGGAATAATTTCAATATCCCCTTTTGCATTTTTCAAAAGAGAATCAATCGTATTATGCAAATATTCATCTTTAAAACTCGGAATTATTATTGATAACATGTTAAAATCCAATTAAAGAAATCTTTTATACCTTCCTCAAATTTTATCTTTGGCTCCCAGCTAAGCAACCTTTTTGCCTTTTTTAAACATACATTTTGGTCTTCAAAATCATCTTTCCTTGAAGGTATATAAGTTATACTTCCCGCCCCGAATCTTTGAGCATATTCAGCTATTTTATTGATAGAAATTTTATCTTTTCCAGCCAAATTTATTGTTTCTCCAACTATATTTTTATCAGTAATCAAAACTAAACCTCTAACCAAATCATCTATATGTATAAAGTTTCTTGACTGTTTTCCATCTCCAGTGATATAGATATCTTCTTTTTTATGGGCAGAATCAAGAAATTTTTGTATGCACATATCATATCTCATCTCTCTACTTAAGCTCTGTCCGTAAACCGTCCCAAATCTTAAAATGTTATATTTTAAACCCTTTGCTAATCCCCACATTTTAACTAAATATTCACCAGAAGCTTTTGACATTGCGTAAGTATCAGTAGGATTTATCAATCTATCTTCAACTGATGGATTTTCTAATGGGTTTCCATAAATACAACAAGTTGAAACAAAATTTAACATTACGCCTTTTTCTGCACATATCTGTGCTATATTGTTTGTTCCTACGATATTAGTTTCGAATGTTTCTTCTGGATGAGCATCTGTATATTTTATCTCCGCCAACGCAGCCAAGTGATATACAATATCTTTTCCTATAATCGCTTCTTCTAATTGCTCTTTACTTAAGATGTCTTTTGGTCTATCAAATACTTCTACTTCGTGCCCACTCTCTTTCAATTTTAAAACTAACTTAGAACCTATATAACCTAATCCTCCCGTTATAAGAATTTTCATAATATTTTAATTAATTTTTATTATTTTTAAATATTTAACCACTTTTTATTTTCCGTCTTTAAGTACCATTCCACTGTTTTTTTAAGGGTGTCCATAAAAGACTTGGGATAATTAAATCCGGCTTTTTTCAATTTTTCCCCACTCAAAGCATATCGAAGGTCATGTCCTGGACGACTGGAATGAAAATTTATCATTTCCATTTTAATATCTTTTCCAATAATGGAACCTATTATTTTTGCTAATTCAGAATTTTCTATCTCTTTATCCCCAACTACATTCCAACAACCCAATGAAGCATCAATTTTATTTAACTTCTCATCTGTTTTTTCCAGTATAAATTGTAATGCTTTAGCTATATTTCTGGCATGAAGATAAAATCTTGTTCCTGACTTAGTTAAGTTTTCATTTGAATGAACTTGTATTATCTCATCATTTAATATCTTTTTTATACAAAGAGGAATAAATTTTTCTGAATGTTGACGTTCCCCTATTATATTCATTGAATTAACTATATTTATGGGCAAACCATAAGTATTTGAGTAAGCCCTGCATATTGCCTC